CTCTCTCTACAGGTTAACCCCCGCACGGTCAGCTTTGAAATCAAACAAAGCGAATGGACTCCATGATATGCTTTATGGGAATTGGATAAAAATGGTATTCCATCGAGCATCATTGCGGCGATAATTAGTGAGTGGATCAGAGAATATGGCCCTACCTTTCCGTTGTATGGAAACGAGACTGTGCGACACGACATTTCTGGATCCGTTCGACCACTTCTATTCAGCACAGAAATACCGCACTCCAAAGTGCTTGCAGAAATGTGCGGAGTGTCGAAGAAAACCATCACTCGGATCATCGACGGAGAGACAGCAACGGTCTCCTGGGAAATGACCGACAAACTACTGCAGGCTATGGGCAAAACAGACTGTTGGTTTAACGAGCTAATCGACTACTACTAATTCGCATTCTACGGTTTGTGATAGGATGGTGAAATGGAAGCTAAGTGGTATCGCAACAGGGAACTACTGATCGCAGCGCGTGAAGAGTACGGAACGCTCGCCGCTGCGGCTCGCGCCATCGGCGGGGCCGATGAGCGCACGGTGCAGAAGGCATGGCGTGCCCTTGGACTAGAGCAGTTGGACGCTGGTAGGCGTCCCAGGCCGGTACAGAACGAGGAAGCACTCCGTCGTCTTTATGCTAGGCTCGCCAGATGAAGATCCTCGGGCGGGAGAAGATTTCTCCAATTTATGTAAACCCAGGAGATTCGATTACTCTTGAGTATCGAAACGAACTAGGCGAAGTCAAGACCGCTCTTCAGCAGACAGTAATGAAGCCCTTGGTAGCGGATGAAGCTGTTGTTTTTGAAGCCGAGTCGGGAGACTTTCCCGGCATCAAGGAAGGAATCGGAGGTCTGTTTGGAGTCGCGGAGTGAGGAAGCTAGCGTTCCTTCCCGATTGTCACAGACCGTATCACTCCAAGCCCGCGTGGCGGTTGTTCATGGAGTCGATGCGGGATTTTCGACCCAACATCCTGGTTGTCCAGGGTGACATCGCAGACTTCTACGGAGTCTCAAGTTTCAGCAAGTCACCAGACCGTAGCCACACGTTCCCCGAAGAGGTAGCTGACGTTAACGACGGTCTTGACGAACTTGACAGTCTAGGAGCGGAAGAGAAGGTTTTCATCGAGGGCAACCATGAGTACAGGTTCATGCGCTGGCTGCAGGACAAAGCTCCTGAGTTGTTCGGCCTCATGGATGTACCAAAACTGTTTAGTTTGAAAGAACGAGGATGGAATTATGTTCCGTACAAACAGTCCATCAAGATCGGCAAGCTATGGGCTACGCATGATGTCGGGTCGGCGGGTAGGTACAGTGTGTTTCGTGCTGCTGACACTTTCCAGCATTCGGTGGTTGTGGCACACACTCACAGACTTACATACATTGTTGAAGGAAATGCAACGGGCGAGCATTTCGTTGCCGCTCAGTTTGGCTGGATGGGAGACGTCAAGCAGATTGACTACATGCACAGAGTCAAAGCAGAGCGAGAGTGGACACTCGGGTTTGGAACAGGACTAATGAGGGAAGACGGAGTTGTGTACCTTACGCCCCACCCGATCATCCGCAAGGGACGTAAGCATTCAGTCGTCGTGGAAGGAAAGGAATACTGTGCGTAAGAACATCACGGCTATGGAGGTTGTGCTTTACAACGCTATTGTTGTTGCGATTAACGACCTTGAGCAGAATGTCAGTTACAACATCATTGAGGACAGACTTAAGGTAGCTAGAGATATGTTCTCTGAGGATATGTGGATGCAAGATGGCTAATTTTTTTGTGATATCAGTCATTGGGTACGGAAGGTCTACCCAGGTAGTTGCTGTTTCAGCCGACGAAGAGGCACCTACCACGATTGTGGTTACATACGATATGGAACGCGAGTTTGTCAAGGACAAGATTGGAGATAGGTGGACGGTAAATATCCAGACATGACCATCTTGGACGAAGCAGGCAAGCTCGTGGACGGAGAGAGGGAGAACACTTATGGTCATCCTGCGGATGACTTCAGAAAGGTAACCCTCGCTGCGGCAGCCCTAGGTGTAGACCCAGTGGCTGAGGGAACGCTTCATCATGCCCTGTACATGATTCTGGTTAAGATCCAGAGGCTTGTACAGACCCCGGATCATCACGACTCAATCGTGGACATCGCAGGATATGCCAGGACGTACGAGAAGATCCTAGAGCGGAATAATAAGAGAGAAATTAGAGAGGTTTCCGACTTGGCTCATCTTGGGGCCGAATGGCATTGGGACGATAATTTTAATTCTTGGGTCAAGGAAGACAACGGAACTATTTATTTCTACAGGGGCTGGGATAAATGATCCCGCTTGAGATTATCCCTAAGGCAGGGATCGTTACGTACACAGGCAAGATCGTGACGCCCCTGAACCCCGATCCAGAGACTATCTGTATCGAAGACATCGCTCACTCGCTGGCGAACCAGTGCCGGTTCACAGGGCACACGAAAGAGTTCTACTCGGTGGCACAGCATTCCGTCCTTGTGTCCCAGCTTGTTCCGCCGGAAGACGTGAAGTGGGGCGTGCTCCATGACGCCAGTGAGGCTTACCTGTCGGACATCGCACGTCCGATAAAGCAAGCTGAGGGCCTAGGAGAAACGTACCTAGAGACAGAGTACCTGCTCATGCGAGCTATCGCGGAGCGGTTCGACCTACCGCCTCTCCCTCTCCCTGAATCCGTCAAGCGAGCAGACAACGTAATGCTGGACACAGAAATCAAAGAACTGATGGACTTTGAACCTTACGGGACGGAGTTCTTCCATATTGGTTACTGTTGGACGCCAGGGTATGCCGAGAATATGTTCCTCACATGGTGGGAGATGATGTCGTGAAAGAATGTCCTAACAAGCCCGAGTGGGCAATGCCGGGAGTCCCGGCGGTCAGCCCCCAGGGATTCTGTTTTCATTGCTCAAAGGTGAAGGGCGAGTGGATCAAGTGTGAGGCAAGTGATGAAAGACAATCGTGATCTACGTGATCCCATTCAAATGGGTTACGTGTACGAGATGATCAAGAAACAACACCCAGATGCAAAAGCAACTTATATTTATGATTTCTTTAACTTTGAGGTAGGAGACTACGCGGGAGAGTTTGAGAACCATCCGTCGCGGTACAAAGCAGAGCTAGAAGCCCGCGCAGCACAGGGAGACAAGTACGCTGAAGCCCTGCTTAAGGGTGATTACCTAGGAGAACCATGATCGACGTGTACGGAGTCAACCTGAACGCCAAGGGCAAGAACACTATTCTGGTCAAGCGGGAACTGAACCGGGTCAAGCTCCGCAAGATCAAGACTTACGATTACAACAACCCTTCGTTGTATCTGGTTGTGTTTGGCAAACAGGCCTTTAACGATCTTATGGATAAGCTAGAGTTCGATGACGCCCGGGGAAATATCTGTTGGTTCAAGAACTCTCTTGTGTTTCCTACGTTCCACCCGGAAGTGGTAATCAGAAAACCACGTCTAAAGGCTTTGTTTAGGCATGATCTTGAGAACTTTTCTTCTATGATTAGGTTGGACGCTTACGGCCATGACGCCAACGTGTAGCACCTGTAAGTCCAAGCGCAACCCGCCTTACGTCGTCAAGGACGGAGTGTGGGTCTGCCAGGTTTGCGCGTACACCCAGGAGGTTAAAAATGTTCGATGAAGGGTGTTTGTCTGGATGTTACTGGGACGGAGGGGTGTGTACTCGGTGTGGCGCACGGCTTCGCTGTGGTTGTGGTAGGTTTGTTACCATTGAGAAACTTGAAAAACATCTTGAGACTGATTGTCCTCTGCTAAAATACGCTGACGATGAACTTTGAACTGATCACCTGTCCCGAGTGGGGCGCTCGTCCGGCCAAGTCGGAGGCTGTCCTCGTTCCCAAGTCCAGGCGGGTGATCATTCATCACACCGCAGGACACGCTGCCAATATCAGCAACCCTGTGAACGAGTCTCGTGAAGAGGCCATCCGGTACGCCAAGGCGCTTCAGAACTACCACATGGATCAGAACGGGTGGTCAGACTCTGGACACAACTTTCTGGTTTGTCGTAATGGGATCGTCCTGCAGGGGCGCTGGACTACCATTACGGCTATTCAGGGAGGCAAGATGGTCAGGTCTGCTCACTGTGTCGGTCAGAACGATCAGATCGGAATTGAGCATGAGCATCGTGGTTCTGAGCCGATGACTAACGAGCAGAAAGAATCTTCCGCGCAGCTTATGGCGTGGATCGCCATGTTGTACCGGCGCACTACTCCGCTTCCGATGGCCAAGCATTCTCAGTATAACGCTACGTCTTGCCCCGCGAACGTTGGTAGCTACATCCCGTGGCTTCGGTCTAGAGTTCAACAGATCCTTAACACTTAATGTCCGATTCGAATCCCAGTTCGGGCTCTAAAGGCGTAAACCGCCCGGTGACCCATTGCGCCGTCTGCGGGCGACCATTCTCCGAGCCTGTTTCTCCGGAGCGTGTACGCGAGGAATGGGGCGACGAGGCCTCAGATGACGAAATCGCGTACGCCTGTACGTCGTGCGCTGAGGCCGAAGCGTGACTAAAGGCGTAAACCTTGTTCTCTGGATTATTGCGCTGGCTGTAGGCGTGTTTATTTTCGCCTGCGATGTTGCTAATGCCGCCACACCGGAAGACTTCAACCGCGTCAGCACTGTGTTCGCCATGCGGCCAACGCATATCGAATGCCGCACTGTTGAACAGGACGCTTATTTGTTCGGAGCATGGGGGTACACACAGTTCGGATGGGATTATGCGGTACTCGACAACGAGCTATGCCTCGCGCTTGAGAACCCCGATACGACTGAACCTAAAACTGTTTCCTTGGCTGTGATGGTACTGGTTCACGAGTCGTATCATCTCAGAACCTCATGGAAGTTCAGCGCCCGTGAGGGCAAGGTCGAGTGTAAAGCGATCAGGCACTTCAGGTACGGACGTAGCTTCCTGGGGCTTACAGAAGCCCAGGCACCGTTTCAGTACGCCCTACAGGCTCATAACGAGCTTGTTAGTCACTTCCCTCAGTACCGTAGCGGCTGCGTAGTTCCTAGCTAAGGGATCTTGGGGTCGGTCGCTCCGCGACCCTGACCACAGGTGTCGCTAGCGCTCAGCTTGTACTTCGCCTGCTGATCGACGTTCGTCCACGGGCCAGTCTCAAGAGTAGGAGTACAACTACGAGCGTTCGTTCCGCCTGTCACACCCGGCGGGAACACGTTGGAGTCACACACAACGATACTGTTCGTTCTGTTGTCTGTCTCACAGCCCTTGGAGCTAAGCCAGATGTTGTTGTTAGCGTTAGCGTTGCCAGGGCGCACCGGGTTACAGGTCAGACAGCCACCGATTCCCACGTCACCCTCAACGGTGTTGTGGTTCAGATCGAGGTTGCCCATGATCGCGATTTCCTGAGGGCCGTCACAGCCCGAGGCGCAAGCGTTGGTCTCTTCGATCATGTTCTGTTCGACAATCAGAGACCCAGGATCGCCCGTGAAAATACACTGGGTGCCGCACCAATAGATTCTATTACCACGAACAACAGACTGTGGGGAATCCATCGGGTTGAGGTCGAAAGCATCGATGTGGGCACCGTTACAGCCGTCTCCCTTGTTGTCGTGAACCACGTTGTACTCCACGATGAAGTAAGCCTCACCGGACTGCACAAGATCCGAGCAGAGGTTACGCGGGTTGGCCCCGGCACCGTAGTTGGACGGCCCTACCTCACCCATCCTGAAAGTGTTGTTAGTGGACTGGTCATCGAAGTAAACGTTACGGGTATGAACGTCCTCGACCACGTTGGCCTTGACAGCAGGGGAGTTGTTGCCCCACCCGAAGTCAAATCCGCAGTCACAGCCTCCCGCCGTAGGATCACCGTACACGGAGATTCTGTTCGGTTCGTCGGTGCCGAGAACGTCTCCGCCGTCCACGGCAACATCGTGAGTCCTGATAGTGAAATCGTCTGTGATCGTCACGGACTCGCCAGGAGCAGGATGGAACTGAACCTTAGCCGCCCCGGCGGGAATATCAGTACGGTTAGCAAGACTTTGCGCCGGGTAGCTTCCGGCTTTCACAAGCACCGTGTCGCCAGCAGAAGCGGCGGCGTAAGCCGCTCCGAACGAGACACACGCCCCGGCATCCGAGTAGCTTCCTGCGACCGCCTGACGCGTACAGGAGCCTCCGCTCGTGTCTACCCAGAGGTTCGCAGCGCCTGACGGAGGCGGATCCGTGGTCGTAACGGTAGTAGTAGGCTGAGTCGTGGTAGTAGCCGTAGTTGTCGGAGCGGTCGTAGTAGTAGGAGCAGTTGTGGTGGTAGGAGTAAGGTCTGTCAAAGCGGACAGCGGGACAAGCCTCTGTTCCGTAGGCGTCCCGTCTCTTGACACGAGTACGTTGCTTGTATCCACATAGACGAGCACGATGCCCTGCCTTGTCACGCCGCTGACAACATAGGAAACACGAGTCCCGGGAGCCAGCGCCCCCGTGGCGGCTTCAGACTTGGTAAGCTCGTAGCTCGTAGCCCCGCCTGCAAGTAGAGCCACAGAGGCGGCTGCGACTGCCAGTACTTTGATCACATAGCTATTCTAGGTTCATCCCCGGACAGCCACATGGAGGTGATTCCAATGGTTACCACCCTCGGTAGTATTGAAAATAATCTGATAGTTCCCGATGTTGTAGATACCACCGTTAGCCTTTTTGATATCAGCGGGTTTCATACCGGCCCGCCTGAGGGCGAGCTTCCCGAGTCTGGTAAGCGTCGTCCCTTCAGCCGGTATGTCTACAGCGTTCCCTTCCCAGTGGTCTGACTGGTTGCCGTTGACGGTGAACTGATTGTGATTAGTACCAGTACCGATTTCAAGCGGCATCCCTGCAGTCATCCCCAGGGTGCCTACAAACTGCTTGACTCTCTCGTTGGTAGACACACCGGGCCTGTCCGCCCCGGCACGCATCTTGTAGAACTGCTGCCACTGGCCTCCCCGAGCAGGCATAGGTAGAGGCGTGGGTTTAAACCCTTGGTTCTGACCGGGTTTGTAGGGAAGAGGCTGGAAACTGGGAGCTTGCGGATTAGAGGACGGCTTGATAGCTTCTCCGAGCATGGTGAAGATGTCTCTGCCCTGCGCCAACCCTTTGACCAGCGTGTTCGGAAATCCCCCGAGCGTGGGGTTTGGGATCGGGGAAGTCCGGGTAGACTGCATGAGTGGCTGCAATCCCGTAGCCAGGGGCGGGGGGTTCGCTCTCCCCCCGCCTCCCCTAAACATAGGGAGAAACTTTGAGTAGAAACCAGCGCCTTGACCCGATCTTTCTACGTCTCGACCGGCTTCTCCTGGTTGTGCGTTTGGATGGGTACGCCAATATTCAAGATACGACGGTAGAATTGCTAGAGTGTTTGCACGAGGGTTTTCTAGCCCTCCAAGAGATTTCGCTCGATTTTGATAGCCGCTTGACAGCAATTGAAACAGACCTGTGGCACCTGAAGGATTCCTTGCGTCAGAACGAAGACCGGATTCGCTCATTGCAGCGGCTGCAAGCTCAGCAGCGCGATTCCTCGGTAGACCCTTTCCGACCGCTAGGCTAATAATCAGGTCTGCGTTCCGTTTCTGAATAGGACTGAGAGCCACGCCTATAGTTTAGTGGGTGAGGGAATACACCTTTGAGGGCAAGGGTTACCTGTACGTCAACTACGGACTCCAAGAGTTCCCTGTTCACTTCGTGCTGTACATCCCTGACGATCAGGATCATTCCATGAAGGACTTCGCCTCGGACATTATCGGTCAGATGCTGCTGTCACGCGAGTACGCGCGCATGGTAAGATCAGAAGATGAACTTCAAGACTAACCCTGCTGTACGTGCGGCAGTCAGAAGCGTTGTCGTAGCAGTACTGACTTATCTTGTCGGTGGGTTTACCACCGGGTTCGGAGACTGGAAGTCAGTCGCTTACGGTGTCGGCGCTGCGGCTGCTTACGCTCTGCTTGGCGTTCTGACGCCTATCGAGCCTAAGGTTGGAATCAAGACAGAAGTCTCTGGCTAGAAGCCTGTTCTAGGTGATACTAATTAAGTATCATCGTATCATGACCTAGAACCCGTAATCAGAGTGCTTCTTCTTGTGATGCCGCCTAGGGCGTCCGTAAGTCTTCTCTTTCTTAGCCTGCTTATGAAGCTCTTTGGTTTTGATCCCACGGCTGACAGCCCACGGGCCGATAGCCTGAAGCCCAAGGAACTCGCTGAGTGACCCAGGGTTGTACGTCTTCGTGGGCGTCCCGCCCCCGCCACGGGAAAGATCGTAAATCTGCATCGGCTGAGTCCCTGCGATCTGATCCCTTAGCGCGGCGATAGCACTTCTACGGATATCAAGAGGATTAGATTTGGACGACATACCGCGTAGCGGGTACCCGGTAGCCATATCCTTGCCAGTGGCGGCACCGTAGACAAGGTTCGGGAGAGGCCCCGCCTCGGCCAGCAGGCTCACACCGGGGCGAGGCCCACCGGCACGGCCCATCTCCGCAACCTGCCGTGCGATATCCACCCCTGGTTGGAAGTTGAAAATGTTCTGAGGGTTACGCACACGGTTCTTACCTGCCGGAACCAGATAACTGGCCCAGAACGGCAAAGGCCCAAGCTGCTCGCGCTGACGGCGGTTCCCCTCCTGGCCCGCTTGAGCCATGAAAGCAGTCTGAATACTGTGCTCCGAAGGGAACCTAGCTCCGTACCGAGTAAGGGCCTTGAACATCGGATAGAAGATAGGAATCTGGGTCTGCATGAGCATTCTTTCGCGAGGCGACAGCCGTCCGAAGTCTCCCACTCCCTCTTTACCAGCAGTAGAAATCCTATGGAACAACGCAGCCTGCTTGCTAAACTGAGGATCGTCCTGGGCGTGCTTCATAAGATCACGCCAGTCCTCAGGAGACTTAACTCCGCGCCTGCGCCCTTCGTAATAAACAGACAACGGACGCATCTTCGATTCCGGATAGTTGGAAACCTCAGCGAGTCGCTGCACGATGGAGCCAACCGGCCCGCGCGAGACACCGCCCTGAGACAACGAACGTGCAGCAGACTCGGAAGCAATGCCTTTGACGAACTCGTGAACGTCAGGAGCGTTCTTGGAGTACTTCCTAGCCTGAGCGGTTGACTTGAAGATCCCGAGCGGCTGTTGATGCGCCAGCATCATCCCGGTCTGCAAAGCGTTCTGAACCATAGTCCTGGGACGTAGGTACATAGGAATACGAACGAACAGATCCGAAGGATACGTCAGAGCCGGGTGGGCGAGACCGCCTCTGGACTTACCGACCTTCTTGGTCGGCTGAGCAATGTTCTTCACGTTCTGTTTACTAAGATCAGAAAGTTTCTTCTCAAGACTCTGACGGTACCTGTGGCTGTGCTGAAGCTGATCCACAGTAGTCTTCCGAAGTCCTCTGAGCAGGGGGTTAGGTGAAGTCTCAAGCTGAACTTTACGGACAGCCTTGAGGTTGGAAGCCGACTTACGTGGAAGCTTGACTGTTCTTGTATAAACAGGCTTGGTCATAGCCGCCTCGGTAGCCGCGCGCAGTCCGCCACCTTCCTTCAGGGCAGAAGAGATAGCCGCGCCGCGTCCTGCAAGACCACCGACACCCGAAGCTGCACCCAGGGCGGTCGCCAGGGTAGCGAAAGGATCTTTCTCGTATGACCGGACAGGGTGCCGTCCCGTCTCGTAAGTGGACTCACCGATCTGTTTGTAAATGTTAGCCAGTCCTTCCGGGTGGCCCTGAAGAGCCGTCCCAGAAGCATGAGCCAGAGCGTACGCAGCCGTGGGGAACCCTGTGATGTCTCTGACGGCAGAGTGACCGATCCGACCTAGCTCGTGGCTGACGGCTTTCTGAACACTGTGCGCCCCGAGCCTGTCCAGCAGACCGCCGTGGAACAACCCACCGCCACTGTGTTTCTTACCCGAGTCTTTCTTCTTTTTCCGACCGGAAATCGGCATACGTAAAGGATAGCTTTACTTAGCGATTTTCCAAGTCTTCGGAATAGTCCAACGGCCCCCGCCCTTGACGGGCGTACCGGCAAGCTGCTTCAGGAAAGCCTTGCGAAGCTGTTTACCGGCAGGAGATTCCGGGTTAATTCCCTGGGCCACAATCGCAGCGTTGGTCGCCTGCCAAACCATGCGGTCGATTTGGTCAGGGTTTTCAGAGAACTTCTGGCGGATAGTGCCCGTATCAGGGTTGATCAGAGCGGACTTGAGCGACCCGAGAACCCTGTTGCGCTTAGCCGATCCGGGGGTCTGCCAGTTATCGTTCTGATTGCCCTTCTTCCCCGGCAGCGTAGCGATCTTAACCTGATTCTGACGGCCAAGCTGGTTCTGAGTAGCCTGAAACTCCTGCTGACGCTGCTGAAGCTCCGCCTTAGTGTTCGCGGAGTCAATATCATGCTGTTCCTTAGCGGCACGATCCAGAGCTTTCTGGTTCTCTTTCGACTGACGATCCAGAGTCTTCTGACGAGCCTGATACTGCCGCTGAAGCCGCTTGTCCTGCGTGGAAATCATCAAAGCGTTCAGAGCAATACGTTCTTTACTCAGCCTGTCCTTATCGGCCGTGAGGTTCTTCATCTTCTGGATGTTGATATCCGAAGCCTGCTTGATAGCCTCTGTATCCATCTGCATCTGAGCCTGCTTCTGTTCGTCGTCGCGGCTGACAAGGTTCCCAAACAGATCGTAAGCCCGCTCCTGCTTGGCCTGTTCAAGCTCTCCCTCTCTCTGACCGTACTCCTGCCCAAGATCGGACAAAGCCGCCGCAAGATCCTTGGACGCGGCAGCACGGGCGAATCCCGGCTCTTTAGCCGACATAGCAGCCTGTTCAGCCGCCCTGCTCACAAGAGCCTGAAGGGCGGCGCTGTTACCTGTGAAACCAGAGCCTGCGGCGTTTTGGTAGACCTGGCTTGTTCCCTGATCCGGTGCCCCAATTTGCTTCAGCTTCTCGCTCAAATCGCCGCTTGCGGCTACACCTGTCTGCTGTAGGGCGTTCTTCACAGCATCGTTGATTGCTGCGGACTGTTGAATCGAGGTCTGGTACGCCTGATTGACAGGGGCAGCCGTCTGACCCAGTGCCGCTGCAAGTGCATTCGTGTGAGCATCCCATACGTTTTTAACACTAGAAATCGCTGAATCCCGTCCTGAGGCGAGCCGGGTTAGGAGCGGGTCGTACATCGACCCTGCGAGGCCCTGAGCCTTACCCCAGAAATCGTCCAGACCGGCCGGACGGCCCTCAGGCTGTCCGAACCCTCCGAAGCCCCCAGAAGGGGTCTGTCGCGCCACAGGAGCGCGTCTAACGGGCAGCGGGTGGTAACTGACCCCACCGGGTGCGTAACCTGTAGGGGCGGGAAAACGCCTTACAGCGCGTTTAGTACGGTACTGAAGCCCCCCAGGGGCATAGCCGGTCGGAGCAGGGTAGATGCTAGCCATATGTAGAATTTTAGAGTGGCCTTTCTAGATGAGACACTAGGCGGTAGATATCAGGGGCTGGTTCGCCCTGTCAAGAAGAAAAAGAATCCTTACACCGCTGCGTCGAGGTCTTACGGGTACCGCCCTCCGGGCGACCCGGTAGACCCCCAGACCAGTCCTCAGTCGATTGTTCAACAGTTGGGGCTTAGCCGTCAGCAGGATAGTATTCAGAAAACACTTCCCAGCACAAAGATTTCCGTTGACTACAACGCTGACCCGATCCTACAGAGGATCAAGGCGCTTGGGTCACAGGACGTGGCTAACGCTCGTAGTAATGCTCAGGCTGCTAAAACCCAGGCCTTTATCGACTCCGGGATGGCCGACTTGGCATCACAGCTTGGAGCAGACACTACAACTGTGGAGGCTGCTAGGAACAATCCTTTCGGAGTTCATCAAAAGATCCAGCAGCAGGGACAGGAGAGAGGGAGAGGCATTGACGAGTCCCTGAACCAGCAGAACCTGTTCTACTCCGGCGCCCGCGCTAAAGCTTTGGCCGACCTTGCGCAGTCCCAGGCCGAGGCCGAGACTAACGCCGGTCAGGATCTACGGAGTATTCTCGGACAGGCCGATCAGGGTGTGCTTGACGCTCAGTCTGCGGCTTCCGCTCGCGAAGCCGACGCTTTGGCACAAGCTGAGTCGCAGCAGGCTCAAGCTGATATGCAGCAGGCTTGGATGGAAGCTCTTGCCGGTGGCGGCGAGCAGGCTGCACCTTCGCCGCAGAGCTACGATTTCGGCCCCGATGTGCCTGCTGGGACGGTGCCCGATCCTTACGTTCCTATCGTCAACTTTGACTACAACTCTGTGATCGGTGCCGACCCGTTTCTTCAGGCCGTAGCGGCCGGAATGGATCCGGAAACCGCAGCTATGTTGTACGGCTAGGTCGTGATGTATGTCATGCATACATCAATGGAAAGCCCAATTTGGTTTAGAGTGTAAGGCACGCTTGAACTTCCGCTAACGAATGTTACTGCGTCTGTATTGAGTCGGATATAACCATCCGATCCCCAGATGAGGTTATGAGGGTTGGCAAACCCCGGTTGGGATAGGACTCCCTGTCCGTCAAAACCTCCTGAATTGGTAAAGGGAAGAGAAATTCCGTTAACGCCGCTTCCTTGATTGAAAGAAGCGGCCACAGTGAGGTTGGCCTTACAGATACATAGTTTCCCTATCAAGAGATAGGCTCCGGTAAGCGATGCAGTACCCAAGCTCTGACCACCACCGCTAGCTATAAGGGACGGCGTGTAGCTCTGAACAACTCCAAGATCTTGCCATGTCTGATCCCCACGTAGGTACTTGGTTGAGTTGGCTGTACCAGACCCAAGGTTGGCAGCCGACAAAGCGTTCCATGTGCCGTCACCGCGTAGGAAGTTGGACGAGGTAGGCGTGCCTGTCCCAAGGCTTGCAGGGCCGATTTTGGTAACAGAAGACCGCACGTAAGCCGATCCGTTCCACACAACAGTCTCGCCGGAAATCATGCTTGCCAGGGCGGCGATCTTGTTGTGATCGATCCCGGCAGCAGTTTTGATATTGCTATCGTCCAGATTGCCGTTGATGGCGGTTTGAATCGCGGTGTAATTACCAGAGTGCAGTCCTGCCGCAATGACAGTTCCGGAAGTTGGCAGAGTGAGTGTGATAGTTCCCATTAGGTTTTGATGATGTAGTTGATGACAATGTAAGGCTGAAGGTTGTTGTGCGAGTTACCACTACCGTTGTTGTTGATAGTGATCCCGGTGAAGTTTCCACCGATAAGTCCACCCGTAGAAGCCTGAGTACCGGAAACGATATTGATCGAACCTTGTGCCCCGGGTACTCCGGAGTTACCCATAAGAGGATGATCGTGCCCGGGGTCGGAGACGCCGTGGTTGTGTACCGGCATCTGGGCGGTTGTGAGGGTATGTGTTTCCGCGCCGCCCGTGCCTCCGAGGGTGACAAACGTTCCCGAGGAATGCTTGCCTACAGGGACTCTCTGCCTGAGGTCTGGAAGCCTAAGGTGTGAGGTTCCCGCCCCGCCGGATCCGTTTGTGTACGCTCCGTAAATAGTCGTGATCACAGCATCTAGGGCCGAATACGTGGCCCTTGGTTGTTCGGATCCGTCTGCAAACAGATACCCAGTAGGAGCGGAAGATCCCGCGTACTGAAACACAGAACCAACGGGAACGTTGGCAATGGTTCCGGGGGCCAGGTTTGTGGCGTCGAGGTTTCCGTTAAGAAGGGTTTGGAGGGCTGTGTAATTGGCAGAGTGCAATCCTGCCGCGATAGTTGTACCGGCAACAGGAAGCTGAAGAGTAATGCTACCCATTACTTAATTCTAGCGATTGCCTAGGTCTATAGCCATTAGAGACATATGGGACAACGACCAGGCGCCTACGGTTCCGGTGGAAACACCGATAATCGGCCTACCTTCCTGGGTTAGCTGCGAGGTCTCGTCAATCCTGACAGACAACGAGCGGACAACACCGATAGACCAGTGGTCTGAGATGCCTTGGAACTGTGAAGGGCCGTATACGGCTGTACTGTCGTAAGTAGAAGTGTCGTAAATCCCGATGTTCGGCTGCTCAAACTCGTTCAGAACAGTTCTCAGTGACTGCCCCGACTCGTAGTTCTTGTACAAAGCAGCGTTAAACTCTCCCGAGCCGATCATTCTGAGCCTGCGGATACGGACTTTGTTTCCGAAATCAGGTTCGATCCAGCGAGACTGAAAATAAGAGGCGATATTCGCGGTGTCATCTGCCCCGGTGGAGTGGCTGTTGTAAATCCTTCCGTTAACAGTCGGGCTTCCGAAGATCATATCGGCCGAAGAGTTACCTACAGTGGCAAAGGCAGAAGCGGCCATCGTGTGAGGAACGATCCAGCCTCCTAGGGGGTGTAGTTCCAGAGAAATAGTGTTAGCCGTGGCGGCGGCGTCAGGGACAGAGAACCAGAACCTGTCTGCCGCACGTCCAGCGCAGTACAAATCAGGTCGATCATGGTTGATCCGGGAGCGGTGGAAGAAGTTCTCGATCTTCTGCGAGGCTTCGATCATCGGGTTAATACCATCGGTGTAGTAAATCCCACGAGGATGAATCGAGTACACACGTCCGTACATCGCGGCAGTCGAGATGTTCGATGCCGTGCCGATGGTCGCGTCAATAGTGTTGTACGCGCCGTTTGTGGAGTCGTAAATCCTGTATGTAGAGTCGGCTTTGAACACGAGTAGGCCAGGACGGCCGGAAATGTCCACACCGGAAGCACCGGAGAGGTTTACAATCCGAGCCGAGTCCTTTTCTCGTATCGAGTTGAAGTTGGTTCCACCGAACGTGTCTGTACCAATATCAGTCCAGTTCACCCGGTCTACGTTCGTGGCATCGTTTGTCCACAAGCGGTTCTGCCAGGAAGCACAAGAGTCGCCTTTGATGCTTGTACTAACCGTTGTGACCGTTGTTCCGTCGTACTTTTTAACACCGTCAACAGGATGGATCATGTAAAGGTTTCCAAGGTATTCAGCTATACCAACGCGAGCGGAAGTAGACCAGTTCAGGTACGCCGCAGCGTTGTCCTTGTGCATTCCGGTACCAATCTGGGAGATAAGTGCCCCTCTGGATTTCCAGAAATACTCGTTAGAAACCAAACCAGACCCTAGGGCGCTCGCGTAACGTTTCTCGTACCCAAGACGCTTCTGGATCGCTCCCCGCTCGTCAATAGTGACGTTCATAGAGTCGGGAAACTCGTTTTTCTGAAGCTCCGAGGCAGAGTCTCGGGTGTTCAGGCCCCCGGAGAAGTCCGCGATAACAAGTTCTTCAATACCTTTAGCCACAGGTTAAGTTTAGTAGGGCCAGGACGGATAAGCGTCACCGTAAGTGCGCACCTGGGTAAGGTAAGAGTTTCTCATTTCTACAAGCATCCGCTGGAAGTCTTCCTCAAACCCTTGCCAGGTAGGATCGTTCTGAAGCCGCAGACCTTCTGAGGACGCCCCGTGAACGAGCATGAAATGGAACTCTGCCGGGAGCAGGGGCACATCCGCGTCGTTGACCAGAGGTGTCCATTTCTGCTCCCCGATGATGTACAAACTGCGAGCGGAGGAAACAGGCTTGTCGAGGTTCAGGAGACCGTTGAGCCAGGTGAACCCAACAGGGTTACCGGAAGATGTGTAAGTAGTGTTAACAAAGTCCTCCGGGCGGGTGCTGTAAACCTCAGCAGGCGTGTACCCGAAAGAACTGTCGTACACCGCGTTGACTCGCTGTAGCGTAGGCACGGAAACTGTACTGGTTCCCAGGGGCACGGACACCGAGGCGGAGATTTTCTTGAACGACCAGTCTTCCTGTGCCCATACGCGCCCGTAGCGGGAATTGACCCAGTTCTTGATGTCTGCCCGCTGGACTTCATCGAAACGGTCGGACATCGCGGCGTTAACGATTTCCAGAAATGTCACTCTAGTATCTTAGTGCCTGCCCTGGGTAAGGCCCACATTTAAGGATCGCTAGCTGATCGATAGTTCTCTGACGATCACGAATCTGACGGGAAAGCTGCGTCCCGCTGACAAGAACCTCACCGTCCGCCCCGCGAATACCGGCGGGGTGTTGATCCAGGAAGTCTCGTGAGTCGTTATTGGACTTCTGCAGGCTGTCCCTGAGCAGACACAAAGCCGTGCGGGAGTCTTTACCCTCCTGAGTGCGCTCGTGAATTGAGCGGAAACCAAAGAACAAAAGAACCGTTACGACAACAATCCAAACGATAAGCCCACGCCACCTGTTTTCGTGGTAACTTTTAAGACAGGTGTCTAGCTCTTCCTTGGTAACATAGTTGTTCATACGCCTCCAAAGAATAGCACTACAACCAGGATCCAGATCCAGGTCATAACAAACAACCCTGTGATTACATACAGGGTCAGAGCGTTGGAATGAGCCGAGCGACGTATAAACGCCATCATTTTCTGTCTCCCCATTGGGCTATGCCAATACCGCACAGCCCTAGGCCAGCCGCGAGGAACTCGTAGTGAAACTCTTTCCCTAGGAAAGTGGAAGCTATCCACGTAGCGCCGATCAGCAACAGCCCCGAGAACATAAGGATTTTCTCTCTTGTAGGCCACATTTTGCTTATGTCTCGTTTCTGCCATGATTCTGGTTCATTCTTTCATTCTAATCCCTAGAATCGACCAATGACAACAACTACCTGACCCCGCGTCGTCACGCCGGTACTGGGGTGTGTGAGAATCATAGCAATGTCTGTTTCCGTAGCCTTGACCAAAAGCTTCACTTTGGTCTTTCCGAAGCCCTGAGCGGTACAGGTTTCAGTAGAAACAGGTAGGATTCTCGACTTGTTTCTTACAAACGCCACTGCAGAGTCTGTCTCAGTGACAAGTCCGATAGCCTTGACCTTCCTCTTCCCGAAGTCCTGAGGCGAGTCCGACTCGGTAACAATCGTCAGGGCTTTGGTCTTCGTCTTACCGAACGTCAGAGCAGATTCGGAGTCCGTCACAGTTGCAAGCAGCTTCGACTTGTTCCTACCGAAGTTGAGTACGGTGTCGGACTCGTTAGCCGTCGGGAAAGGTTGTCCGGCAGTCGGGAAAGCCACTGCTGCGTCCGCCTCGGTAGCGAACGACAGAGCTTTTGTCTTAGTTTTTCCGAAGTTGATTGCCAGGTCTGTTTCAGTGGCAATACTCAGGGTCTTTCTCTTGGTTCTAGTGAACGCAATAGCCGTATCAGTCTCAGACGCCAGCGATAGCGCTTTGGTTTTCGTCCTGCCGAACGCCTGAGTGGTATCGGTTTCCGTGACCACGGCCAGCACCCGGGTCTTGGTTCTGCCGAACGTCAGTACTGAATCCGTTTCGGTGGCTAGAGCCAGTGTTTTGAACTTGTTTCTGACGAAGGCCACAGCCGCGTCGGTCTCGGTGGATACCGACAGCGCCTTAACCTTGGTTTTACCGAAGCTGATTACAGAGTCTGTTTCAGTAGCAGTAGGGAGAGCTAGAGTTATGCCGGTTGAGGCGGGGCCTGCATCTACGAAAGGCCCTTTGATCCAGAAAGGCCAAGCAGGCTGAAGGTTATGGTTGAGACTTCCCGCCGAAGCTGTAGGCTGAGTGACCGGCATTATGTAATTTTAGGTTTAAACTCCGAGAGGCATCCTGTGAGCTACCCAGGGAGGCGTTGCCACAGCAGCAGACGGAGCGCTGAACGACGATCCTGACAGCCACGCCGTAACCGAGTTCGACCACGAGAACGACGCGGTGTAGCTGCCGGTCGAAGACACGATCTGGTCCTCACTCGCGCAGTCGGACAGATCAACAATC